ACAAAGAACAAGCACCTACCGATGTGTTGCCAGCACCTGTTGTATTAGTTCTTAATACACAAAAACCTACACCTACATTATTTGCACCTGTTGTGTTTGATGCAAGTGCGATTCTTCCAATACCTGTATTTCCAGAAGCTGTTGTATTCGCTTGTAAAGCGCCCCCACCAACAGCAACATTATTTGCACCTGTTGTGTTCGTTTCCATAGCATTACCAACAGCAACATTATTTGCACCTGTAGTATTTGCAGTTAAAGCACTTTTACCAACTGCTACGTTAGCAGAAGCTGTTGTATTCGCTTGTAAAGCACCATGACCAATGGCTACATTGGAAGCACCTGTAGAAGAAGTTTGTAAAGCACCTGTACCAACAGCTGTGTTATCTGAACCTGTTAATCCATTTTGCATAGCAGATGTACCTATACCAACATTGCAACTACCTGTAGTTACTTTTCTTAAACTATTTAATCCTACACCTACATTTTTTGTTCCAGTTGTATTAGAACATAAACTTTCAACACCAACTGCTGTATTAGAAGAAGCTCCCACATTAGAACATAATGCTTTTGCACCTAGTGCTGTATTATTTGCACCTGTTGTATTAACTAATAAAGCACCACAACCTACCGCTACATTAGTAGCACCTGTTGTGTTAGCTTTTAAAGCCAAAAGACCTACTGCTGTGTTGTTTGCACCTGATGTGTTAGAACATAATGCTTTAGAACCAACTGCTGTGTTATTACCACCTGTTGTAGTTTGCCTCATAGAATTTGTACCTAGTGCTGTATTTTCAGAAACTGTGTTTTTTTCTAAAGAATTTGTACCCATTGATACATTATTTGCACCTGTTTGATTTAAATTTGAAGATTTGTGACCTACTGCTGTGTTGTCATCTCCAGTTGTTATTGATGTACCAGCTGCATGTCCAATTATTGTATTTTGATTACCACTAGCTTGAACACTATCTAAAGCAGTATCACCTAAAGCAACATTTTCTGTTCCTACAGGATAATTACCATCTAATTTTATTGTGCCATTTACGTCTAAACTAACATCAATATCAACGATATCTAAATTTGATGTTCCGTCAACGTCTATATCGCCTGATATGTCTAAAGAAGCACCTGTTAAAACTCCTGCAACAGTTAAAGTCGAAGCCATATCTACAGCACCGTCAATATCAACGATATCTAAATTACTTGTTCCATCAACATCTATGTCACCAGAGATGTCTAAAGAAGCACCTGTTAAAACTCCTGCAACAGTTAAAGTTGAAGCCATATCTACAGCACCATCAATATCTACTACATCTAAATTTGTTACACCGTCAATATCTATATTGCCAGAGATGTCTAAAGAAGTACCTGTTAAAACGCCTGCAACAGTTAAAGTAGAAGACATATCTACAGCACCATTAATATCAATTAAAGTTGAGTTTAACTCTATCTCGTCATCAGCGTTAATATCTAAATCCCCATCAGCGTCTGATCTAATGTTAATTGCAGAATCACGAAACTGAAGTTGCATATCAGTGTTAAGTAATAATCCATCATCAGCTACATGAGTTAAAGTTACTTCACTGTCCGCACCAAAAGATAATACTGCACTATCAGAAATTAAACTAACATCATCACCAACTGTTAAATCTGTTGCAACCTTAACTGTTGTATCATCATCTAAAGTTAATACTGTTGTTCCGTCAAATTGTTTAAATATTAAATCATCAGCATCTACACGTAATTGTAAAACTTGTGCACCCGCTGTGCCATCCATGTCTAAACTTAATTGTGCAGTTCCTGCATCTTTAAATTCTATGTTTCCACCAGCTGCGTCTATAACTATATCTGCAACTGAATCTAATGTAATATCTCCTGAATTAGAAGAAGCTACTGTTACACCAGTGTGGCCATCTATCGATACTGTGCTTGCTTGTGAGTCAATTGTAATTGCACCTGCTGACGTTGAAAAACTTGAGGCTGCATCACCTATAGTAATTTCATCTGCTGGAACAGATAAACCAAAACTTGTGCCAACAATATTTGTACCATCTGAATAAACTAGTTTAGATGTTTTTTCTACACCTGAAAAAGTAACCCCTGATCCTGACGCTGTTTTAAATTGAACAGTGTGATTACCTGAAGTTGAGTTAGTTATAATATAAACTTTTTCTATTGAATCTGGAACTGTTACAATTTGATTTCCTGATATTGTACCTGTTAAATTTATAACAGCGTTTTGAGCTACTGATGTAAACGCTCCATCTGCAATAGATAGCGCTGTAGTAGCAGCAGAACCAGCAATAGATTGTTCTACATAACCAGCGATTGCTGTATTAACAATGTTTAAATTACTATTAGTTTTATCTCCCCAAGTACCGGCGTTCTCGCCAGTTGCCATTAGTTCTATACCAAGATCTGTAAATGTTGATGCCATAATTTAATTTCCTTAAGGTGCTGGAGAGTTAACGGGTATTCTGATTGTTCCATCAGCGTAGTCGTCTCTTTTTCTACTACCTAATTGTTCTCCACCAAATCTCTCTACTTCTTGTTTATATTTTTGTTCGTACAGTTGTAACATATCTGCAGGTCCTTTTAAATAGCCATATGCTTCTACTAAACATGCGTATAATAAACCATTTGGGAAGTTAAGGCTAATAAAATTTGTTGTATTTGATGCACTTAAACCTGTTGGTTTTGAATTATAATGAATTTTATATACATACGTAGCATTAGGTATTGGAGATAATAAAACTCCTCCTGAAGTGGTGTTTGTAGTTCCTGTTGCTCCACCTTTCATAGAATAGTATTTAGGTCGGCCTGTAGTTCTGGCTCCATTAAATTCATCTAAAAAAGTTTCATCTTTTTTTTCTAACCAAATTGGATTGTTAAATGCTGCTGTAGAATCAGCAACTTGAATACCCCTTACATATAAAGCTCCTGCTGGAACATTAACGAACTCTTGATTGGTAACCATATTATCTTGAGCTACACTTCTATATGCATCAATCGGTACATCTCTCATAATTCTAAATTCTGAATTGTCAATAAATTGATCTGTAATCGTGCTTGTTAATACAGTCGTTCCAACTTCTGTGTAACTTTGGATCGCTGTTGTTAATGTTGCATAAGTAAATCCCGCCATATTATCCTCTCTCGTTTACAGGCCCTGCTAAAACAAATAAACCTCCTCCAATTTCAGCAGTTGTTGCGGCTGAAACCAAATTAAAAGTAAATGAAAAACTATATGATAAAGTTATTCCATTATCTGTAGCAGAACTTAATACTCTTGTTACTATATATGATCCAAAAATTTTTGCACCTAAATTATGCGTTGTTGCAGTTGTTGCTGAAGGTGTAACTCCTTGAATAGGAGCAGAAGTTCCTCTTGTACAACCAGTTAAGTTATTTGTAGATTTACCTGTGTATTGAATTGTTTCATTAATGCGTTGCCCAAAAGTATTAGATGTAGAATCTGTATCTACTTTTTCAATTACAATATATCCACTAGTTGGAAAATTAGAAGCATTAGATAAAGTTATTGTAGTATCCGTAGCACTTAAAGTTTCGTTTAATGTAGTTTCTAATTCAAAATTATTTACTGAAACACCTCCAACGGGGCTTTTAACTTGTGAAAACCTAACAGCGTCATTGGTTTGAAAAGTGTTACTATCAAGACCATGAGTATCATTAGTGACAAAAACAAGTACTGATGTTAAACTTGCAGATGTCGTAAAAGGATTATCTTTTAAAACAGATGGGGTTGCAAATTCAAATCTATCCGGTCTTGCGTCTCTTAGACCAGGATCATCTCCAGCTGCTGATCTAGATTCTAATTGTGGGTGTTTAGATTCAAATTCTGATCTATGCACAAAAGCTCCAGTCCATTCTTTAACCATTTCAATGTATGGAAACTCCATCCCTGATCTGTCTGATATTGCTTTTGCGTATTTTCCTCTTGCCATTATGTTCCTGGGTAATAAACTTTTGGTGTTATATGAACACTAGTAGAAGAGCCATCTTCAGATAATGCTCTAGATAATTCATCTTCATAAAATAGTTTCATTTGTTGAACTGATTGTGGGTTAAATTTTTGTGCTAAATAAAAAGCTAAACCTGATACCATACAAGGTACAAATCTATAAGGTACATCTGTTGCATCAGTATAAGTTCCTGATGCATCTTGTATTCTTTTAACAAAGAAAAAATGCACTGCTTTAGCAGCGTTAGTTGAATCTGGTGTAGGATAAACAGTTATTGTAGTTTTATCTATAAATCTTTGTACAAAATATTTTGAAGGTGTACCTTTTGATAATTTATTTGCTTGTGCAGAATAAGTTGATCTATCAATTTTTGTAAGT